GCGGGGGTAGGTGGGGTTGGTAGATATTTATGGTACACCCTACTCTCCGAAAAAGTGAAATTCAACTCCAAAGGAACAAAGTGGAACAATTGAAAAGAGGACGAGGAAGACCCAAGGGAAGCGTCAAGATGACCATACAGAGGTTTGCTGACAATCCGCCCCTTGTACTACCTAAGACAGACCATCAACGTCTGAAGGAGCTTAAAGAGCTAATGATTAGGTCTGGGGGTAAGGATGTTGCTCAGAAGGTAATTGAGATAGCCCTTAATGATGAGCATCCCCATCAATTAGTAGCCCTTAAGATGTGTTTAGATAGGACTCTACCTGTGAGTATGTTTGAGAAGGACAAGTCTCAGAGAAGTGCTGTAACCATTTCAATTACTGGAATAGGAGTTGAGCCAATGGTAGTAGACACCAACCCTGATGCAGAAGATGTAGAGGCTAAATATGAGTAATTGGACTGTTGTTGTTAACAAGCCTGAATTCTTGGAGAAGACTGAGACTTTAGTTTCCAAGGAAAAAATAGTTGATTTGTTGATAAGCATCTTAAAAGACAAGAATTGGTCTTCTAATGCCTCTATAACGATTAAACCAACGGAAATGGGATACTTTGATGGCAGACCTTAATTTCTCTCTCTTACCCTGGCAACAAGAAGTTTTCAAGGATTCCACGAGATTCAAAGTTGTGGCTGCTGGGCGTAGGTGCGGTAAAAGTCGTATGGCGGCAGTTACCCTGTTGATAGAGGGTTTAAAGTGTCCACAAGGCTCTGCGGTGCTTTACGTTAGTCCTACTATGGGGCAATCAAGACAGATCATCTGGGACTTATTGCTAGACCTTGGTAGAGATGTTATACAGAACTCCCACGTAAACAACCTAGACATTACCCTGATAAACGGAGCTAGGATATACGTTAGGGGTGCGGATAGACCTGATACGCTTCGTGGAGTCTCTTTAACTTACGCTGTACTAGACGAGGTAGCCGACATTAAGCCAGAGGCTTGGGAACAGGTTATACGGGCTTCTCTGTCAGACAAGAAGGGTAGAGCCTTGTTTATCGGTACTCCAAAAGGAAGGAACTGGTTTCACGATACCTTTAAGCTCGGAGAGAGTGGAGAGGACTCTGATTGGAAGAGTTGGCACTTTACTACTGCTGATAACCCTTTGATCGACCCATCTGAGATAGAAAGTGCTAAAAAGACCTTAAGTACCTTTGCTTTTAAGCAAGAGTTCATGGCTTCCTTCTCTAATGCGGGGTCGGACGTTTTTAAAGAGGAATGGGTTAAGTTTGGTGAAAGACCTAATAAGGGGTCGTTCTACATCTCTGTTGACCTAGCGGGGTTTGAGGAAGTTGCTAAACAAGCGGGTAACGCTAAGAAAAGACTAGATGAGTCTGCCATCGCAGTTGTTTATGTAACAGAGGATGGGAAGTGGTTTGTTGAGAAGATTATCCACGGAAGATGGGATATTAGAACGACTGCTGTGAATATCTTGATGGCTATTCGGGACTACAAGCCTTTGAGTATCGGGATTGAGAGGGGGGCACTGAAGAACGCTGTTTTGCCCTATTTGAGCGACTTAATGAGAAAAAGTAACATCTATGCCCATATTATTGATTTAACGCATGGAAATAGGAAAAAAGCAGATAGAATTATCTGGGCATTGCAAGGAAGGTTTGAACATGGCAGAATCACGCTTAATTCGGAAGAGAATTGGGATGATTTTGTTGACCAACTTCTAATGTTTCCCGCACAGGGAGTTCACGATGATTTGCCGGACGCTCTTTCCTATGTCGATCAACTAGCTGTTACATCTTATTTTCAGGAAGATGAGGATGATGAGTGGCAGCCCATAGATATTGTCTCAGGTGTTTGATTTGAAAAAATGCTCAAAATGCAAGGTTGATAAACTTTTATCTGACTTTCAAAAGAATAAGTCAAATAAAGATGGCCTGCAATATCAATGCAAAACCTGCCGTATTGAAGGTTGCGCCAAGTATTTCCAAAGTATTCCTGTTGAAAAAAAGGAAGAACGTAAGGCAAATACTCAACTGTGGCGGGCAAAGAATAGAAATATTACTAGGTCATACGCATCAGAATACAAACTGAAGAACAGACCAACATATACTGCCAATCAAATTAGACGGCAATTGGGCAAAAAGAACAGAACTCCCAAGTGGTTGACAGATTTTGATTTATTGAAAATAAACTGTTACTATCAACTTGCCGCCATGCGAACTAAAGAAAGTGGCGAAAAATGGCACGTTGACCATATAATTCCATTACATGGGAAAATTGTTAGTGGCCTGCATGTTCCTAGCAACCTAAGAGTAATTACCGCTTTTGAGAACGAGCGAAAGACAAACTACTACGAGGTTTGAAGATGGATGACATCACCCGAAATAAATTTCAAGAGCCGACTGAGTCTGATAAAGAGCTTGTAGCCTTTGTCGTCAATCACTGTGACAGGTGGCGTGATTATAGGAATGTCAATTTTCTTTCCGAGTGGCAAGAGTACGAGCGCATCTTTACGGGTGAGTGGGACATCCAAGACAAGACCCGTGACTCCGAGAGAAGCCGAATTGTCACCCCCGCTACCCAACAAGCCGTAGAAACCCGTCACGCTGAGATCATTGAGGCTATCTTTGGTCAGGGTGAGTTCTTTGACATTGAAGACGATATTCGTGATGTCAACAATAATCCTTTAGATGTAGCCGCTATCAAGGCTCAACTGATGGAAGACTTCAAAGTAGACAAGATTCGCAAATCCATCGACCAGATTGAGCTGATGGCAGAAATCTATGGTACTGGCATTGGTGAGATTGTTGTCAAAACAGAGAAGATTTACGTTCCTTCTACCCAACCAATACCTGGTCAAGTCGGTCAAGCCGCCATTGGTGTGATGGAAAAGGACAGGATTGCAGTCAAGATTGTTCCTGTTAACCCTAAGAACTTCTTGTTCGACCCTAATGGGACTTCTATTGATGACTGTATGGGTGTGGCTGTTGAGAAGTATGTCTCTATCCACAAGATCGTTAAAGGTCAAGAAGAGGGTATCTATCGTAAGGTAGCTATCGGTACTGACTCAGACGACACAGACTTAGAGCCTACCCAAGAGGTTAGCCAATTCCAAGACGATAAAGTTAAACTTTTAACTTACTACGGCTTAGTCCCTAGAGAATACATTGAACAACTAGAGAATGAGGAAGAAGTAGAAGACTTGTTCCCTGAAGACTCTATCCAAGATGACTATTCCGACTTGGTAGAGGCTATTATCGTTATCGCTAACGATGGTGTTCTCTTGAAAGCAGAGAAAAACCCGTACATGATGAAAGATAGGCCAATTCTGGCTTATCAAGACGATACAGTCCCTAACAGACTTCTCGGTAGAGGTACTGTAGAGAAGGCTTACAACTCTCAAAAGGCTATTGACGCACAGATTCGTTCACATTTGGACTCTCTGGCGTTGACTACAAGTCCTATGATTGCAATGGATGCCACAAGACTTCCACGAGGTGCTAAGTTTGAGGTAAAGCCAGGCAAGGCAATCCTGACAAACGGCAACCCCGCAGAGATTTTGTTCCCCTTCAAGTTCGGAAATACCGATTCTGGGAACATAACAACTGCTAAAGAGTTCGAGAGAATGCTTTTACAGGCTACTGGTACGCTTGATTCACAGGGAATGGTCTCTGCTGTGTCTAGGGACTCCAATCAAGGTGGTATCTCAATGGCTGTGGCTTCTATTATCAAGAAGTACAAGCGTACATTGGTGAACTTTCAAGAGGATTTCTTGATTCCTTTCATCAACAAGGCTGCCTTTCGGTATATGCAGTTCGACCCTGAAAGGTATCCTACTGTTGACATGAAGTTTATCCCGACTGCTGCTTTAGGGATCATCGCTCGTGAGCATGAACAACAACAGTTCATCTCCTTACTTCAGACTCTTGGCCCAAATACACCTGTTTTGCCTGTTATTCTTAAAGGAATCATGGCTAACTCGTCTTTGTCTAACAGATATGAGTTGATTCAGATGTTGGATGAGATGTCTAAGCCTGATCCACAAGCACAACAGATGCAACAAGCACAGGCTCAGTTGGCTATGCAGTCTGCTCAAGCTCAAATTGCAGTACAGACTACCCAAGCAGAGCAAAATCGTGCTGAAGCGGCTAAGTTGATGACTGAAGCGCAATTGATGCCTCAAGAACTACAGGCCAAGGTACTTTCTAGTACAACCAAGAACCTTCCTACGGGTGGAGAGCCTGCTGAGTTTGACAAGCGGGTAAAGATTGCTGAGTTGATGCTCAAAGAGGCTGACATTAAGAACAAATCTAAGATTGTTGAGATGCAGATGTCGGATAAGATGGAGAAAGCGTTTCTTGATCGCATCACTTCGGAATTGAAATAATGGAACTGCTGAAAAACCTTGAAGGAATGTCTGCTGATGAGCAGATGAGTGCCGTTGTGGAGCTTCAAAAAGCCGCCATGAAGACGCTAGAAGAGCAAAAACAAGTCTCTATCGGTAAGAGTGCCGAGATGGTCATTCAAGGTTTAAAGAAGATTAAAGCCGACTTTGAAGCCAAGTTTGACTCTCTGAACTACGA